CTGGTTCTTCTGCGTTTGCTGCGCCAATGGACCACGTGCACACGTTGCCTACGTCAGTGCTTAATGCAAGTCTTCCTAGCGTTTTGCCAACTGGAACAAGCGTTTCTAAAGTTTTTAACAACACTGGTTCAAACACTTTGAGTGGAATTACTGGTTATAACAACTACATGATTGTTGCTACTGCTGAATACGCACTTGCTACTGCATCGGGTTCTTTGACGCAAACGTTAACTGTCAATGGAGCAACGGGCAATGGCAGTGCTATTAACTACATGACTCCCAGCGGTTCAGGTGGGTATTTTAGTCTTACTAGCGCTTACGCTTACGCAGCTCCTTCTGCTGCTACATCGTTTTCTGTTGTAATTGCTTTTGCTGGACCTACTGGCGCTGCACAATCAGCACAAAATATTCACGTGATTGGATTTAACTGATGGAAACTATGCGTCAAAAAATTGTGGCTAATGCACTTTGGGGCGTTAAAAACCACGACCGCTTTATGTACTCTGAAGGCCCTCAGCGTATGGAGGCTGTTCACAAGCCGTTTGAATTGCCAATTGTTTCGGATTGCTCGTCATGGGTCACGTCTTGTTACGCGTGGGCTGGCGCTCCTGACCCTAACAACATGGGCTACAACGGCTTTGGGTACACCGGGACGTTGCTTGCTCATGGGCAGCACATCCCGCTGTCCGACGTACAACCTGGTGACGTGATTGTGTATGGCCCTGGGACTGGCTGGCACACTGCCATTGTTGTTGAGGCCGGCTCTGACCCTATGACCGTTTCTATGGGGCAGCAAGGCGACCCGTCGCTTGTGCGTGTGTCGCAGGATGGCCGTCAGCCGCAAACGTACCTGCGTTTTATTCCGCCTGACATGCTTCCAACGCACGGCTCAATGCCTCCAACCAAAAAGCAGGTGCTGAAAGCAATTGGCGTAAAACACCATCCCGTGTTTCGTTTTAAAAATGTTCAAGCAATCAAAGCTTGGCAGGCAGCGCACGGTCTTGTGCCTGATGGAATTGTTGGTCCGCTTACCCTTGGGAAGCTACGAGAGTTGGGTTTGATGTAAAATGTTTGGAGTAGTTAATTGGGCAAACGTTGACGCGAACGCTGCAAACTTTGTTGTTACGTTTGGCGGTCTTGCCGCAATTATCGGCTTCTTGTGGAACATCCACGTAAAGCATCGTGAACGTACTGAAAAACACGATGAACTTGTGGACATTGTTAAGGAACATTCAATTGCGCTTGCGCGCATTGAAAAGAAGTTAGTTCCTAACGGACGAAATACTCGCAACCCTGGCGATTTGTTGGCCATTATTTGCGACCATCTTGGAATTGAGATGCCTGGTGCAGAAGAAATTTATTGACCCAATTACGGGTGACCCACTAACGTGGCAGGAGCACATGTCGTGGCGCATTCAAGGCGTGATTCGGCATTGGGCTTTTATCATCACGTTTACGTTTGCCACAATTACTGCGTGGATTGTGGGATTTTCCCACGCTTGGGTACTGCTGTGGTGGAACCTGCTTGCTTCGTATTTAGCAATCTTTGTTGAATCGATTGTTGGCATTTCGATGTTTAGTCAAACTCGGCGTGACGCTGTACTTATTCGAAAAATTGCTGGTATGGAAGAAAAGTTGCTCAAACTTGTAGAGCACATTGTTGAGGAAGTTGAAGACCTTGAGTAAAATGTTAGAAGTTATAGGTTATTCAGCCATTGGTTCTGGCTGTATGGTTGTCAAAGACATGGTTGGGACGGTACTGGTTGATGCAATTTCTAATGGCAAAGCTCGGTTGGCTGGCGCTTGCGACTTTGTTCTTGACTGGGTCAGTATTATCGTTTCAGCGTTCAGCGGTGTCCACCTTTTGGCACTCGGTGCTATGGGGTGGCTTGGGGTGCTACCTATTGCTATTGCCGGTGGTGCTACTACATATCACTCTGTCAAATGGACGCACAAAAACATCCAACCAGAACCCGAGCATGACGACGCTTAAAGAAGCGAACGAAAAAGTTCGTGCTGCTGTCAAAGAATGGATTATCAATCCAACTGAAGAAAACGCTACGCGTCTAAAGTTTCTTGCAGACCTTCGTGACCAAAAGTATTTCCAAGGCAAAAAGGATGCCATGCGCAAAAAATGGGGTATGAAATGAAGCCAGGCGACATTGGGTTTGCGCACACTACGGGCATCATTGGCAAAGCCATTCGCGTTGGTGAAGCGTTGCGTGGTAACAAGAACGGTGCCAAATGGAACCATGCGTTTTTGCTTTCCGAACAATTGCCTGACGGAGACTGGTTGATTATCCAAGCTGAAGCGCATGGAGTCACCTGCGACAAACGGCTATCTCAGGTCGCACCAAACGGCCATTACGAAATAATTCCCCTCCCCAACTATCGGGTAAAGAGGGAGAACGTTATGGTTTTTGCAAATCAGCAGGTGGGTACTAAGTACGGCATCGTCACAATTCTTTCCTGCGTGCTGGACATTTTGTTGCCTGATGCTATTTGTTTGCGTCGTGCCAACACATGGATTTGCTCAGGGCTTGTCGCTGCGTCGTTAATGTTTGGCGGCTGGTGGGACATTATTGGTGCTGCAAAGCAAGACATTTACACAATCACGCCTGCGGAGCTGCACGACTTAATGGTCAATCAACAAGTTTAACGTCACGCAAATAATCGTCGGCGTATTTTCTGCGACGTGTTTCGTTTGCAATCATGTCGATGTTTGTGGCGTAGCCAACAATGTCAATAAGATTGTCGCGCGCTGGCATGTGGGCTTGACGTGCGCATTTAAGTAGCATCATCATCCAGCAAACTTGTTCTGGCGTAATTTTGATGCCGAGGTATGCGCTCCACATTTCTGCAGTGCGTCCGTGGTTGTCAAGTGGATGGCCGTAAAATTCTCTACGGTCTCCAGTGACAATGTGCTTTACTTCATCGAATAGCGCGAAATCGTTCAAGGGTAACTCCTTCATACTTGCGGCACAAATAGTCTAACGAAACTTCCATGATGTCATAATTGCCATTGCGTACTTCGTTTTTAATTACAATTCCTCGCCATTCTCCGTTTCCTTGTGGCCCCACGTAGTCTTCATTATGCAAGTAACACACGCCGGAGACAAGTCCACGCTGAACACCACTAATCGTCTGCCGCATCCCGGTGAGATGCACTTGTTGGTGACCCATGCTGAAAGAACATCCAATGGTTTTGAGTCGGAGTTCGATGTTGTTTCCACTGTATGGCCTCCCGGTCATTGGGTTGTAAAAATAATGCGAGTAGGCAATGCCGTCAATAAACTTGACTTCTTTAAATTCGACTACTTTCCAACCGTGCTTTTGCCACAAAAAAGAATGGCGTCCAAAGACGCCTTCAAAACGTACGTCGTCTCGCACAAGGCGAAACAAACGGTCTTCGTGGTTGCCACGAAAGTGATGCCGGCCTACTTTTTTCAAGCCTTTTGCTACACGCAACTTATCGGATTCGTCAAGGTATTTTGACAGCACAACAATTTGTTCGTTGCCAACGTCTAGGTCAGCTTGGATGCGTTGACCTTCAGCGTTTTTGCTGCCTGGTTTGTCGTACGATGACAGCGATGGCATGTCGTGCCAGTCGCCAATCTGAATAATTTCTACTCGCTCTTCCCGTTTGGGGAGAGTGTCAAGCAGATATTTTCCAATCCATTCGATGTGAATGACGGGCGTTTCAGGAGTAATTTGTGTATCGGGAATCATCACATGCATACTCGGTGCAGTAGCCATGTTACGAATAGTAACACAGTGCGTCGGGTGGGACTTGAACCCACGACCGTCGGATTAAAAGTCCGCTACTCTGCCAACTGAGTTACCGACGCTTAGGGGGCTTCAAACTTTCTGGTTTGACGGTGCGAAAGCATGCGTCAATCCATTCGTCTTTAGCCCTAATGCCTCCGTACAGCGTTACTTCTCCGTTACGGAAATATTGGAAATGGAAGACCCCTTTTGAACCGGTGATATGGAAAGGCGTACCTTTCGGGACCTGTGTCCAATCGGGACCTGGCTGAACTCCACGCATTTACAATGCCCTTTCGTGTCTTGCATAAAACATACTTGATGCAAGGTGTCGTGCATCGAACGTGCGTGTCCGCAATTAGCGCAAATCATTGGGGATGTTCTTTCTGCGGTTGGGACTAGCGCCACTTGCCGATGGTGGAAATTCTTTGGCAAACGCCATCTCTGCAGCGTAGGCTTCTTCAAGCGTTTCGTACCAACCTAGGTGGATGCGAACGCCTTTTCTGCCGGCCCTAGCTTCCCACGGGCGCTTTTTGTTCTTGCCCTTCCATCGCTTTGTATTTCCTACGTAGTACGGCATTATTCTTCGTCCTCTCCGAATTCTTGTCTGTACCATTCGCATTCGTCACAAATGCAATCTTCTTCATACTCGTGTTGGTCGTCGTTCCACGGCGTGTCACCGTATCGGTAAACTCTCACTCCATTACCTTTGTTTTGCGAATTAACGCATCCCATTCCCCCGAATCTTTGAGTGCTTGATGTTCCATGAATCGTTCCTTGAATGTCATCCCGCCCCAAACAATGTGTTGCGTGTACGCCTCAGTACCTTCTTTTGTAAGGACCGCGTATACAAAGCATTCTTGGACCACGGGGCAGTTGGCACATACGCCTTTGGCTTCACGTGTTGCCTTGGCATCAACCTTGTCTGGGAAAAACCACTGGTCAAGATACTCTCGTGAAAGTTTGGCACAATTGCCTTTGCGCATCCATTCATTATTCAGCTTCAGTCTTGGCATTTTCAACCCCTTCAACAACTGCACTAAGCATTTGAATCATTGCAGGCAACAACAACTTGGCGGTTTGAATCATCATAATTGACCCATCGTTCCATTCATTGCTGTCTTCGTGTTCGTTAGTAACGTACTGTTCAAGTTCTTCAATCATGTACTTGATTACGTTTTCAAATGCTTCAACAAAACTTCGTATGTTTTTGGCGTCGATAACAATTTCTTTCTTCATGGGCATCTCTTTCTGAGTTGGATGTATTGGTCTAACGTCATCATTACTACTGCTTCGCCAGTGCTCTTTCGGGGTCGCTTGGCAATAACGAACCCGAAAGTAGCACCAGCGTTCTCTCGCTCCACCGAGGCTTCTTCTAACCAAGTGCTAATTTGGTATGTCTTGTGGTTTTTGCACTCGTACACAAACCCTGGGTCACCTACAAGGTCTCCCTTATCGTTGTGCTGACCGGCTCCAAAGCGACGCTCCATGTCGTACCCTGCGGCACGCATGTATGCGACTACGTCGCGTTCCCATTGACTTCCTTTGGCTTTTTGGGGGTTAGCCACGATACTATTTCCTCTATCACTTGAGTTGCGAGTATAATTACATCACATGGCCATTCGGTTGTCAAAGTGCCAGTTGGCGATTTACAACCGACGCAGTACACTTTGGCGCCAATTTTTCCTTGGTGCTGACTGATTGCTTGGTGCTTGGTAAGCATTGATTCAAGCAACATGTTTGTTTTGTTGGAAACAGAAATTACTTGTTCCACAACCTATACCTGTATTCGTTGTTGTCTGTGTGCTCACGAATGATTTGGCCAAGGTCTTCTATTGCTTCTTCCCAAGCTGCTAACCAACCGTTGCAGAATGCTGTTTCATCTTCTTTGTTTTTGGGTGGCTCGACGGCTTTTACGTACCGGTCAAACATTCGCTGTTCAATTAACTCAAGCAGTAACGATTCGCTACGATAAATATAAGCTTGAATTTCTGCTGGTTTAGTCATAGTTTCTCTCCGCACTTGGGGCAGTAGCGATAGCCCATGTCAACGTAAATGCCTTCAGAATAGGCACCATTGGTCCAATCGGCGTGGTTGCAATCTGTTGTTTGCAAAGCATTTTGTTCTTGCTGAGTCATCGGCCTGGCCTTGAAAACAGGCCGATGACACCAATAAAGACAAGACCGCAGCATGCAATGAATTGCCAAAACATTAGCGGCACCTCACATGAATCCAGCAGTGCAGTGGTCCGTGGAACATCCAGTGCAAAATGTGCATCAGAACGGTTCCTCCCCTGGCAGGTAGTCAACACTACCAAAAACGTTTTCGATTTGCGAGTTAGTGTGCGCAATATTGCGCTCAACTTCGTCGAAGTCTTCGTTGTTAGCAGCAAACACACGCTTGGCAGCGCCAATAGCTGCGTTCAACTGCTTGGGAGTGATTGGCCACTTGGCTGCACGCTTGACAATGTCGCTCAGCATGCCGTTGGGTTCACCTGACCGCTGGTTGACGGTTTCTGCGTACTGCAGCGTAGCAAGCACGGTGGGCGATACTTGAATTTTGTCGCCAGTGGCTGGCGCTGGTGCAGGACGTGATGCTGCTGCACGTGCGGTTTCTTGGGCTTCACGGAACGCTGGCTTGGATGCTGCGATGTTGCTGCTGGCTGCGTTACCATCATCGTCTTCGTCGGCAACAAGACCAAGCACGGACATGTACGAATAGCGACGTGCATACGTAACGGCGCTACCTTGACCCTGCGGGTCGTTCTTGACCAAGTGCAAGCGCATAGTTTCTGCGATGTACTCGCCAGAGCAGTGCAGCAACACGGTAGTCAGGGTGTCTTGACCTTCGCTGTAGCCGATAAACTGCGCAATTGACAGGCCATGACGCGTAAGAATAGGCGTCGCAGACTTGACAACTTCTGGCAGTGCTGCGTACTTGCTTTTGAAAAACGGATTGACCGAGTCCTTGGGGACTGCGGAAAACTCCGACTGTGCTGCTGTAAGGGCGATACCGAGTTCGCCAAGAGTTTCGCTATGCTGCATTGTCTTCCCTTTCTTGCATCTTCCTGATTACTTGGACCCATTCGTCAGCGTGGATAGGCAACATACCCAGCGTACGTGCTGCTGCAATGAGCAGTTTGTGAAGTTGATAGGCACTGCCCCAAGGGTTGGTGTCTTCAAACTGTGTACGGTAATACTTTGCTGCGCCATTGGCGATGTGGATAAGAATCTCCATCGCTTCTTCACGCGGCACGTTGTTACCGAAAGCTTCGTTGATAGTTTCAACTTGGACTTTGTCAGCAATGTATTGCAACATTGCTTGCATTTCTTCGCTGAGGGGTTCTCCAGGATTACTCACGTGATTCTCCTTGGTGTTGTGTCAGAGACAGTTGTACAGGTCCGTCTCCGTCTGCTTTGCAGATTGTTTTAAACTGGCAGTAATCGCACGCCCAGTGCGAGCCGTTTTTGATGATAACACGTTTGCCGTTGTCATCAACCACTTCTTGCTCTGGCAGAACGCGAGCGTCAAGGTCTGCTTGGATGCTGTGAACACGAGCAACTTCTTCAAGCGCGTACGTTTCAAACTCTTCTTTGGGCACCCACCATTCGGCAGCGTATGCTTCGTGGATATCGGCAATGCCCATCTTTTGTCGTTTGTTATGCGACACGGATTCCTTGGCCAACGAAATCATTACTACAACGTCGGCACCAAGCGCAAGTGCGTTCATGCCGGCTTGAGCAATGGCACCCCATTTAGGACCTTCTGGTTCTGTGCGCTTCCACTGGCCAATGCCAGTTTCTTTTTGCCACGCATATTGACCACGAGTTTTGATTTCAATTAGCACTTTGGTGCCGTCTTCAAGTGTTAGGATTCCATCGCATGAACCTGAAAGTAAGTGGTCGATTTGGGATGCAACTTCAAACTGCGCATTGGGGTATTTCTCACCAATAGCAGCCTGAAATTGTTCGTGAATTATTTCACCGAGATGCGTTGCCCACGAACTGGCAACATCGAATGGTTCTGACGGTTGGACGCCGAGTGCGTTGTACGCTTGCTGGCGTGAGCAACTGCCGGCTGCTGAGTATCGGTATGGCGTGCCCATCGCAGTGGGCTTGGGACCTTTTGCGAGGTCTTCATCGTTCCATTTCTGGCCCAACAACTGCGCAAATAGCATGGTTTCTCCTAGTTAGTGGTGCAGTTACATCTTACACTGCCCCTGTGACAAATGCAAATCATGGTAAAATTGGGATGCGGTGGGGCGTCGGTGGTGTGGTTCCTCCTTCCCGCTCCCTAGAGCATGGTGCAGCTCCGCCCCGCCGCCACGTGAATTAATAAGTTTATGGAAACCATATTTGCCATTAATAGCTATATCGTAAAACATTTTTGCCATTAATAGCTATATTGGGAGTCAAACCCTTTTTACATAAATGAATAGAAGCCGAAGCCTCTATTCATTTGTTTACGCAGTGGCGATGTTTTCGAGCATTTCCATGTTCGTTAGAGCTTGTTCAAACTCTTCTTGAGTGACATCGCAACCACAAACAACCAAAGCCGACCAAATCGTCTTGACGATTTTGACAGCCATGACGCCTGGGTCAATTTCAGTCATTTCTTGTTTGCTCAATTCGTTGTCTTCTTCGACAACCATTTTCATGCTGCCTTCGATGTTGTGGTCTTTGAGAGCGTACGAAAGCGACCAGACTGTCTTACCCATGCTAAGCAGCGCCATGATGGCAGAAATCTTTTCGTTTTTGGTAAGAAGCTCTTTTATGAGTTCAAACTTTGCTTCTTCTGTGTCGACTTCAAAGTTCTCAAACATTTCTTTCAAAACTTCATCTTCTGACATTGTGCCTCCTAGGCGGTAGGTGTTTGATGTGAGCAGTTTCAATACTACGGTTCAGAAACGCAATTGCAAGTGCGCATCTTGGGAACGTTTATCGACCGGTTTTGTTGCTCAGGTACGGATACTTTTTTCCCGACAGTCCAAGTCTTTTGGGGTTGTTTTGAGAGACTACCCCGAGTCTACATCTACGCTGGTTTACTTTTTACGGTAAACCCTATGGCTGCCGTATAGCCAGCCCAGCACAACACATCCGACCCAGATTACGCAAGCGGAAACTGGATGGTCGACTGCCATTGGTACCGCCCCCGCATAAGTGGGCGATACCAACAGCGTTCCAACAAGCGAGCCCACAAAGCCGTAGAACAATCTGGTTGATTGCCCACGACGTTGTAAAAATGGCGTTCGCTTCTTGGCGTGTTTTGGCTTGTACATGTGACTCTCCTTTAGACCAGACTCTTGAGAGTCTTTCGTGCTGCCCATTGGAGCGAGTCAACCAACTTTGGCTTCAGAAGTGCGGTACGTGGACCACGAAGTGCCTGGATGGCCTCTTCGGTGTTCTCAACCATGTGAACACGGTTAGCAATAACCATGTTTGCGCATTCCTGTGCAAGTTCGTCGTGAGTGGCATCACCACGACCGGTAACGCCGCCGTCGCACACCCAAACGACTGGGTCGTGAGTCTTGCGGCTGCGGATTGCAAACGCCAATGCTGGTCCGTCGCATCCATTACCACCGTTGCCCGGATGCAACTCTGCAGTCCTGCGACCGTTCATAGCGTGCACCCAGATGTTCGGCTTTCCGTCGTTGCCGTGCGAGTAACCAAGCACAAGTGCGCCTGGTGCGGCTTCAATGATGGATTCAAGTTGCTCCATCGTGAACGACATAGACCCGCTTTGGTCGATGAGTACAACACCACCACGCTGACGCTTGGTAGTGGTGAACACACGCTTTTGCGGGTCAGTGTACAAACGACGTACGTCGCCCACACGCCGGCCAGTCACTGAAGCCTTACGCCGGGTTGAAAGCCGGCCTTTCTGGCTAACAGTCAACTTGTGGCTGTGGTCGAACTTGAGTGGCACCCATTTGCCACCACCAGGTACACGACCTGGAATGGGCTTACGCTCGCCATCGCCCCACTCACCTGATTCTTTGAGAACTTTGCGAAGTTCTTCGCTGATGCCTTCGGGAAGCGGGTCTTTGGGCTTGGCAGGCGAACGGTCGGTCATTCGGTTGATGATATTGATGATTTCAGTGGTGTACACCATGAAACCAAGCGGTTTGCCTTCCCATGCTGGTGGAGTGTCGTACTCGTCTTCCTTGGGCTTGGCAGGCGTGGTGTCCGAAACCGTGTATGCGCCGTACTGGTAATACCTGCGTCGGTCGGATGGCTGTCCGTATCCGTTTCTAGCGAGTGCTTTGCGCAAATCCTTGATGGGCTTCACCCACTCTTTGCGGTGCTTACTAACACCGTACAAGAACTTTTCAAAGCCAGCGGTTCCAATCAACGTGACGCTAAACATCATTGCGTTGTTGAATGCATCTACTGTGGCTGCGTTGGCAAGCATCGCACCCGTACGGCCTTCACCACCGTCAAACATGTTGGTAATGTCAAATCCTGCTTGCATAAGCAAGAAGTTGACACGGAACTCTTCAGCACAACGAATGATTTCTTCGTCAATGTACGTGTGAACGTCACGTGCAGCGTTCCATTGCTTGATGGATTCGATGAGGTCTTCGTCAACACCGTTGATTGGGCTGACCTTGGCATGCATCATCTCGTGTGCCTGAATGACACGGCTGAGTTCTGAGTCAGCCGTTGGCACGGTCATGCATTGCTCAGAAATCGACGTATGGGCTTCCCCACGGGCAGGACGACCTGACCGGATTTTCCAGCCAGGTCGGTCCTGCTCGTCAACATCCGTCCGAGACAACGCCTCTGGGATGGGATAGAAGGTCACTTGTTGATGGCCTCAATCTTCAGGGCGTCCGTGATTGCTGCAGCCTTGGCTTCACCGAACACAATCTCGGCGGCTTCGTTCGCAGTGGTGAACTTACGCAGGTGTGCGTACTCTTGGAACCCACGCACACTGACACGACGCTTGTGCTCAGCGGACGACATGGAAGCAGCGAGTGCTTGCAAGTCATCGGGCAGTGCAGCGATTGCAGCCGGGTGGGCGTGCGTGATGTTGATGCACGTGGTGAAGCGGTCGCGCAGTGCAGCCGGCAACTCATCCGGGTCCTCCATGTTCGTGGTGCAAACCACGCTGAAGTTCGGACCAGGCTTGACGATTTCGCCCGTCTCGGGGTGAACCATCTGTGCGGACTCGGCTGAGTCGGTCATTGCAAGCAACTGCGACAGAACGTCGCCTGACGCAAGGTCCACTTCGTCGATGACAAGGCGGGTGTCCTCAAGCCAAGCGGACAACGCAGCACCGTTGTGCCACGTGAATCCACCATCCTTGTTGGGCATGTGCATGCCAACAACATCGGCGGTGGACATGTCTTCCGTGCAGATGAGGCGGTACGCCCGCTTCTCAGCCGGGACTCCGACGTTCAGACCAGCGAACGTCTTTCCGGTGCCTGGCACGCCGTAAAACAGCACTCGCCTGGAATGCTTGAGTGCGAACTCAGCGCGTTCCCAACACTTCGGGTTGTATGACATGGGCCCTCCTAAAGGCGATAGGTAGCAAACAATATGGTTATTGAATGCGTAGTGCACACCAATGCCCGAACCAAGCATTGATGTACACTACGCAGCCAATCACCTACCGCCACCCCACCGGCAGATGGTCGTATACCGGTGGGGTGGGGCGATGTTTTGTTTACGAGCGTTCGACTACAGGTCGAAGTTGCGCTTTGCGTAAACGTCCATTTTCCCGTTGTTGCTGCGAACGGAAACTTTGTATGTCCTGCGTGGCAGGCGACGGTTCAGCATTTCAGTCAGCCAGTTGGTGTCACGAGCCGCTTGCTTGCGTTCAGTTCTGTCGATTGTGGCAATCTTGAACCATGTTTCAGGACTTGCGTTCAGAATGGTTCTGAGTTCCAAGAACTCGACTGGGATAGGCTGACGCTGTCCTCCAGTTGCTGTTCTGGTTGTTGGTACTTCGGGTACTGCAACTGGTGCTTCAAAGTGAAGCGTACTGCGGATGGTAGACATGGTGTCCTCCGGTAGGTACGAAGCAGCAATTTGCTCTTCGTGCGTCGTTTGCACAATCAAACGATTTTTTGTTGCTAACCCCGCTTCCGTGGGGAGGGGGCGCAAGCCCCCCCTCCCCACGGAGAGGGGAGTTCTGTTTGATGGATTGATTTGCCATCAACGGCTATATCGAAGATGCAGACCCTAAACCGGCCTGCAAACGGAAGCGCCTCACCCCCTGGGTGAGGCGCTTCCGGACTGCAGGGCGTGCGGTTACAACGTAACCGCAACGGCCTGCACTGGGCACGGCGGGACCACGAACGACTTGATGCCGAGCGCACCTGCGGTTTCGACTGCGTTCTTGATGGCCGGGTCCTTGCCTGGCTCGCCCACGAATGCGATGAGACCATCGGCTTGGGTGAGACACGTGTCATTGAACTCGTAGGCTGCAGCCATGTTGGTGGCCTTGCCATTGGCATCCGGGCGCCAGTTGAGCTGGACTTCCTGGACTTCGACGCCTGCGCTTTCTGCCCACGCACGGACGGCTGGATTGATGCCACGTCCCTGATCCGTGACGACGAGCATTGCATCCTCGCCCACGATGCTGAGCCACTTATCCATCTTTTCGATGACATAAGCGACATTCACGACGCCACGAGGACCAACAACAACAAACAACTGCTTCGCATCTGACATGCGCACCCCTTTCAAAGGTGAGTTCGGGTTCTGAGGGCCAGCCCCTCACAAGGGAGGGGCTGGCACTCGGGGCCTGTACTTACTAGAGCCAGACGGTGGAGTCGCTGGCGATTTGTTCGAAGTACACCGTGCTGTTGTGCTGAGGCACACCACGGGTGTTCGCCGACTCTTCGTCGTCGTCCTCGTAGTCGATGCCGTCGTCCAAGTCGCTGTTCTCCCAGTCGTTTTCCGGGTTCCAGTCGTCCCCGCTCACGTCCACGAAGTCCGGCTTGCTGTGCCAGGCGTCCTGGATGAACGACTGGTCAGACATCCAGCCGTCGATGCCCCAGACCCCGTCTTCTGGCTCCGGTGCGAACCACGGGTCCTCGCCTTGGATTTCCTTGTAGACCCAGGTGCCCGAGCGCATCTTGCGGCTCCTGAACCGGTAGTCCACGGTCTCGGTGATTTCCTTGTTGGTCTTCTTGCTCGTCCACTTGAAGGTGATTTGGTCCGCCACGTCCAGGTGGATTGCGCCTTGCTCGACCCACTCCCAGGTGAGGCTGGGACGCTGCACGCCGTCCGTGTCCTCCATGTCCTGGAGGTTCGGGATGACTGCTGGCGGTCGGGTCCACACCACGGGCTTCATTGGCACCCGCTGGGTGAAGACGTAGTTCGACTTCTCGCACTCGTGGACCGATTCGGTTGGGAACCAGATGCTGCAGTCCCGGCAGATGGTGCAGAGGGCCTTCATGGGCACTGCCTCGCCGTTGAGTCGTGCGACTGGCTTACGCTCCCAGTCCACCTGCTGCTCAAAGTCGGAGCGCCACCACTTGTCGGCTGTCTCCAGGATGCTGATGTCCCAGTCCGCTGGTGTGCGGTCGTACATCTTCAGCTGGTGGTTTGTGACTCCACCGCTGACTCCGAGCGTGGGACCGAATGCGGCCTTGATACGCTGCACCTCCGCCAAGCGGAAGTTCTCCTGCCAGTTGGTCATGCTGCCTCCTTGGGGCATGGGTTCGGGTTCGGGTGCGTTCCCTCCTGAGAACGGCTTGGGGTAGGAGCGAGTTGGGACACCCGCCTTGTTTGAGATGTCAAGCATCATTGCTGTGCCAGTCGATGGTGCGTTCGGGTCCGAGTAGAAGCCGATGACCAAGTGCGGCTTGCCCTCCTGGAGCATCTTGGTGTTGCGCAAGAACCCTGCGCGCTTGCCGTACTTGTCCCACTCAGCCGGGAACTCCTGGACCTGCTGGCCACGCTCACGTGCCCAGCGTCCTGCGAGTCCGTCTGCTCCACGTGCTGCTCCGTGGATGATTGTGACTGCGCCTGCCTCAGCAAGCAGTGCGTCCAAGACCTGGTTGAGCAACCCCCGGTCTGTGTAGTCACGGCTACCGCACACGATTACTTTCATGCTTGTCTCCTTGGTTCGAGCCACGGTGGGGGCTTCGGGAAGGGAGGCCCCACCGTGGCCATTGGCTAACTGCAACAACACGTCTGCGTGGCATGCACGTGGCGCACACCAGCACACAAGGTCTTTGCCCTTGAGTGTTGGGATTGCTTCACGCACTCGCTGCGCTGATGGGGACGTGTTCACCCACTCCTTGTACTGCTCGATGACCTTGGCTCGGTCAGCCTCGGTCCGCATCGGGAAGGGGTTCCCGAAGAGTCCGCTGCTTTGCGGAGCAGCCGGGTTTGGCCTCCCCACGTAGACAGCGTTGGTCCAGTCGATGTTCCGACTCAAGCGGAGAACTCGTGGTTGATACTGCATTAGTTACCTCCTTGGTTGATGTGGTTGTTGTCCCACTCGTTGGTCATGGTGTTGATTGCCCACCACTTGAACAGAGTGTCGTACTCGGCCTCCACGATTGGGCGGTTGTAGATCTCTTCCGCCTCGTCCCAGCCTTCGTCCTCGTCCCAGCCTTCGTCGTAGGAGTTTTGGTGGACGGTTGTGTACGCCTCTTCCCACATCTGCCAGCCGATTGCTGCCAGGAACAAGTCAAGTCCGGCCCCGTAGGTCCAGACGGCACTGCTGCACTGCTCGGGCATAAGCCCCTCCTTGGTTGGTTGTTTGGATGATGTTGCCATTTGCTGCCACATCGAAGGCATCTGCCTCCAACGAACGCACGGTCACCCTTCCCTCTACCTCAGGGGGCTACCTGCGTCGCTGAGACTCACCATTTCGCCGCTATGGAGGACTTGCGGATACCCGTGATTTGGGCGAAATGGTACAATGTCCAGCGTCGTAGGTAGACCCCAAGCCTGCTGCCCAAAACTTGCGGGCTCCTGCCTCTGGCTAGGAAGTGGGAAGCCTTAGCCCCATCGAACGGTTGCAAACGGGATTAGAACACTGCATTCCCTCTCAAACACCGGCTGCTCAACCCGGGATGTGCCGAGACGGTGTGCCTCCTTCAATATGTGTATGTGCTCATACACTTCCTGTCACTTTGCCTTCAACATGCATTCAACACAGGTTCAACCGGGTGCTGTGAAGGTGTGACCGCTCACTAGATAGAGCTTGCTTAGGTACCGTATGTACAGTTGCTATCTCGGTAGCTAATTAAACATGTTTTTAATTAAGTACTTTGTTTTTTATAAAGAACTTTTTTACTTACTCTTTACATACGGTTATTTGTTGTTCGACCCGTACAAGTTGCAACTAGCAATCCGGAGCGTCTTCTCTTGGGTAGAATGATTTCAGTCTAGTACGTATCACCCTATCAGGTAAAACGCGAGCGTGCACGACGGTCCGCCCGGTGGTAGTGTGCCCACGAAAGGAGTTTCTATGAGCAAAGCGTTCGACTACAAGAGGAAAATTATCCACAGCATCACGGTGACCAAGGACACCAAGGTGTGGGAGGGCAAGAAGGAAACCACGTACCACGCCGACGTTGTTTGCAGCGACGGGGACTACGAGTTTGTGTCCAACCCAAACCTCAACGACTTAGGCCGTGACGTTTGGAAAATCATCAGCGGCACGTACAAGAAACCGCTGTGATAAACGAAGACTTGCAAAAAGCAGTTCAAGCGGCGCTTGAACAACACATTTCGGCGTCAACGCCGGAAGGCATGAAATTGCCATATCCAATGCACTGGGTGCTAGCGTTTTCCGTCGCAGACGGTATGGATTCCCATGTTATCCATCTCCGCCTCGCCTGCCCAATGAACCAACCAAGTTACGTGACGGGCGGGTTGCTGGTAGAAGCAGCGGACATACTTGACAGAATGACTCAATACGAGTAGCATGTACAAGCCGGCAGGTCTTGAAGGGCCTGCCGGCACTAACTGAAGGAGGCAAGAATGAGTGCGACAGTGACACTTTTCGGAAACGTAACTCGTGACCCAGAACTCCGCTTCGCCGGCAGCACCGGCAACGCGTGGGCAACCTTTTCCGTTGCGGTAACCCACCGCAAGAAGAAGGGCGACGGCTACGAAGAAAAGACTTCGTTCTATGACGTTGTTTGCTTTGGCGCAATGGCTGAGAATGCTGCAGCATCGCTAAAGAAAGGCACCCGCGTCATGGTGGCCGGCACCCTGGACCTTGAGGAATATGAAGCCAAGGACGGCACCAAGAAAATTAGCGCACGTGTGACCGCCGACGAACTCGGCGCTTCCGTTCGCTTTGCAAACGTGGAATACCACAAGGTTGAGAAATGACCGAAACCTATACGGACGAAGTCCTTTATAGCCTTCGGAACACTTTTATGAATGTCGAAGAAGCATTCGTCGACAAAATTGAAGATAACACTGCTACAATGGAAGACGTTGCGCAGTGGGCAGCTGCCCGTAAGGCGGTAATGGAATACACCGCTGCGTATTTGCAATACATCCACACTACTATTGGTGCTACGGAAGGAGCAAACAATGGCAATTAACACCGGAATGAAAAGTACGTCGTTCCAAGTTTGGGGTGCTACGTTCATCAGTGGCCTGGCTGCGGAGGTCTATGCCTTCTCCAGCCACCACATTCCCAGCGCATTCGCCGGCATTGCGCTTCAGGCAGTTGCGGGTCTTATTAAGACCTTCCATGACCACGGCCTCAAGGCCACAGAAATCAAAGCGGCTGCTGACGTTCAGGAGGCTTTTTACTACGCATTGCCCAAGGGTGCCCTTGTGCAGACTAGCCCTGGGCCTGCCCCGGTGGTGCCACCGGTGAGTTAATGGCTCAAACGCCAGAGCAAGTTGCAAAGTATTTCCAACTTCGTGCAGACGGGTGGAGTCAGGCAAAGGCGGCTGAAAAAGCTGGCTTTTCTGTCTCCACCGCTGCGCGTCTGGAGAAAAAGTCACAGGCTTCCCAAACAACCAATCGGGAAGAGCTGGCGGCTATCAAAGCAAATGCAAAGCTTGGCGGACCAAAGCGTTACGACCAGTTAAGTCCCGAGGCCCAAAAAGCCCATGATGACTTTGGTTATTTTCAGCGCCGTTACTTTGGACGCATTGCCACGCCGTGGCAGGTCGAAGCAGCAGAGCAGATTGTTAAGTACCTAGAAACGCCTGACAAAGAGTACGTCGTTATCAATTGCCCGCCTGGTGCGGGAAAGACCACGACCTTCTCCCACGATATCCCCGTTTGGCTTACGTGCCGTAATCGTGCCATCCGTGGAATGATTGGCCACTCGGTGGCCAGAGAGGTAAAGAAAAACCTTGGACGCCTCAAGCGAACATTTGAATCGACTATCCCGTTTAAAGCAGACCCAGACGATATCGCCAAAGGACTCGCCGTGGACGCCGAATCCACTGTGGCCTTGGATTTCGGACGCTTCCGGCCCGTCGAAAAGGACGTGTGGAATCAAGAATCACTGTTGGTTATGCAATACGACGATGTCGGCACCACCGCAGAAAAGGAATACACCTGGCAGGCGTACGGTATCGACGCGGGTTTCATCGGTACTCGTGTCGACTTTGTCATTTGGGACGACCTTGTTGACCCTTCTAAGCTCCGCACAGCGGAAGCAAAAGAAAAACTAGAAGAGTTCTACGACGACGTTTGTGAAACACGACTAGAGCCGGGCGGTCTTTTGGTCCTCATGGGCCAGCGCATTTCGCCGGATGACCTTTACCGCTACAACCTTGAAAAGACAATGCCTCTTGATGACGAAGAGGAATTGCTTGAAACGTTGAGTGAAGCGGAAATTGAAGCAATGCGTACTCGCAAAAAGTACCATCACATTAAATTTAAAGCGCACTACGAAGACCGGTGCAAGCTTGAAAACCACAAGCGCAACGGGCCGTACTACCCAGAAGGTTGTTTGCTTGACCCTCGTCGCTTGACGTGGCGTGATTTGTCCGCACTCATGGCAAACCGTGGGGAAAAGTTTCAAATTCTTTTCCAGCAAGAGGATGTTGAAATTGACCAGTTTGTCAAAGAAGAATGGATTTTTGGCGGCGGCGGGCACATGGGATGTGTCGACCGCAATAGAGATTTTTGGGAAATCCCAAAGGGCCTTGTCAAACACGAATGTATTGTTGTTGCCACTGCTGACCCCTCACCAACAATGTGGTGGGCCGTGGAGTTGTGGATTTACCACCCAGAGTCGGAACAACGGTTCCTTATTGGCATTGAGCGCCGCAAAATGGAAGCGCCGGAGTTCCTTGACTGGAACTATAGGGAATCCAAATTCACTGGCATTATGGAGGATTGGCAATCCCGAATGACTCAAATGGGTTGGCCTATTCAAGCGTGGGTTATTGAACACAACGCCGCTCAGCGATTCCTGATGCAGTACGACCACTTTCAACGCTGGCGCCAAAAATGGGGTGTAAAGGTAATCCCTCACTCAACAAACACCAATAAAGCAGACCCTGAATACGGCGTATATACACTCGGTCCACATTATGAATATGGACGTGTTAGAATACCTTATACGGATTTGGCAAAAACAGACGCCATCAAACTTATCTCCGAGGTTAAAAACTATCCCCACGGCAGAACGGATGACACCGTTATGGCCCAATGGTTTTTGGAGTGGAATCTTCCTTCACTAAAGCTGTTGGTGACGCGTGTCAACCTTAAGCCACAGAAACGGCCTACATGGCTGGTTGGAGTGAAATGAGTCTACCTGCTGGCAACCGTGAGGCTGCTGAAGCTATTCACAACTTGTACCTGCAGCGCAAGCGTCATTATCATAAGCACATTAGTCAAATGAACGAAATTCGCGCTGTGTACCACAACACAGTGAATCTTCCGTTGCCCGAGCTTGACAAACTTGAACGACCCGAAATCCCCAACCTTGTAGCACAAGGCATTGACCAAACGGCAATGCGTATTGCGTCCGTTTTGCCGGACATTCAGTATCCTTCTATGCGCCCTGGTTTCCAGTGGGCCGACAACAAAGCGCACGATGCCCGCCTAGCCAACCTTGGTTGGTGGAAGATGAACCGCTACGACATGAAATTGCCGCGTCGTGCGCGCCACCTCATTGCTTACGGCGTTTCACCTATCAGCATTTCGCCGGTCAGTTCCAACGTCAACGACCACCGCAAGATTCCGCATTGGCGTGTGCGTAACCCTATGGGCACTTTCCCTGCCCCAATGGACGACCACGACGCAATTACGCCTACCGACTGCATCTTTTCGGACATGCGCTCGTATGAATGGCTAAAGAAGAATTATCCGGAGCAGGCGGCGGTTATTGAAAAACCCCAGAATGCTGCTGATTCTGATTTGTATTACGTGCTTGAGTACGTCGATGAAGACGAGACGGCCACCATTGTGCTTGGCGCAAAGCGGGAAACCGAACACGTGCCGTTTGGCCAAGAGGCGCGCCAGGCCGGCGCCCCGCACGCACTGCTCTCACGCGTGAAAAACCGTGCCGGTATTTGTCCGGTTGTGTTTCCCAAGCGTATTGCGCTGGACGGACTGCTTGGCCAGTTCGACTCTATGGTCGGCATGTACATGGCAAGTGCCCGTATTGCTTCACTTAACCGCATTGCCGTGGAACGTGACATCTTTAAAGACGAATGGATTATGGGCAACGTGCCCAACCAGGTGCCGGAGATTATCCAGCAGGCCGATGGCCGTATGGGCCAAATTGGTATTATCCACAACGGCCAGATCCAGGCACTCGGTACGCCGCCAGGCCCACTTACCCAGCAAGTTTCGGATGCACTTGAGCGTGCGCAGCGCATGACCGCTGGCATCCCCGCAGAACTCGGCGGGGAGTCCGGTTCCAACATCAGAACTGCCCGCCGTGGTGCAGCCGTCTTGGGTAGCGCAATTGATGGAATTATCCAAGAGGGACAAATTGTTCTTGCCAGCTCCATGGAAGCTGAAAACCGCATTGCCGTTGCAATTGCCAAGGCGTACTTTGGTAACCGAAAGGCTGTGTTTTTTGGCGAGCGGTACGACGGCAAAGAAGCTGAACACACGGATTACGTCGTCAAGGATGTTTTTGAGCGAGATGACTGCGAAGTTAAGTACGCAATCCCTGGGACTGACCTGCCAGGTCTTATCGTGGAAATTGGGCAGATGATTGGTGACGGTACCCTTTCGGTCACCACCGGACGAGAGATGAACCCATTAATTACTGACCCAACGCTTGAGGCTGACCGTGTTGAGATTGAGGGTCTACGCCGGGCTTTGCTCCAGTCTATGGAGACTGGAGCACAGAACGGCACAGTAGACCCGCACCAAATTGCGATGGTCGCCAAAATGAAATTTGAAAAGCACATCCCAATCGAGCAAGCCGTCATTGCAATCCACGAAGAAGAACAAAAAAAGCAAGCCGAAGCACAGCAAGCGCAGCAGCAGCAGGCCGGCATGCCAACGCCAGAGATGCAATCTGGTTTGGGTTCGCCCATGTCAAACGCCGGCCCTGGCATGATGCAGCCGCCTCCGGCTGTGCCCGAGCAACCGCAAGGTCAAATGAACCTGGAACAAATGCTTGCCGGCATTGGTGGCGCAAGCAAAGTTCCCCCAGCAGAACAACAGATGGGTGGTGGCCAAATGGGACCCGCAGCCGGAATGATGGCAGGTATGCCAGGTGCCTAGAGCCAGACAGCAAGGTGCTGTTGGCAAGGCATACAGCAACCGTACAGACCTCAACAAAGCCAGCACGCCTCGTACGGTCCCTGGCCAAGAATACGGCATGCAAACCGCACAGATGGCAGGAATGGCCAAAGCCCCTGTTGCCCAAAGCGGAGCGCCGTCTATGACGCCTAACAGCGCAGCACCATCTGCACCTGCGCAACCACCCGCCATGCCGCCCCGTCCGTCCGCTATGCCAGGACAACTTGGCTGGATGGACCCTGGGCACCCAAACACCAATATGGCTGACCCTGGGTACCAACCACCCAACTTTTACTCAATGCGAGTTAACGGCGTTGCCGATTTGCTTGACCAAATTGCACAAACGCCAGGAGCACCAAAAGAAGTACAGAAAATGGCAATTGTTGCCAGAGGACTAGCAAACAGGAGCAACAGTAATGCCTGAGCCGGGACAGCCTGGATTTAACCCGCAAGCAGCACAACAAGCAGCTTTGCCCCCAGTTGAAGCACAAGCACCGGTTATGCACTTTACTGACCGACTTGCTGACGTTGCCAAAATTGCTCCAAGTGCCCCGCCACACGTCGCTGTTGGCCTAGCAAGTCTGCCTAACCATGAAGAAGCTGCGCAGACTTACCACATGGTTCACACAATTGCTAACAGCCAGCCAACGTCTGTTGCACAGGTCAATGACTATTTTGGTGTCAAACCACCAACTAGCCACAATTGGAACCCGTTGGAATTTGGTCTTCATTTTGTTGAAGGGGTTGGTAAAGGACTGTGGGGTATTGTGCCTGGTACTTTGCACTGGGCCGAAAGCAGCGCAAAATCAATTGGCAAAGACGTTACGCAAGCGTGGCACGACCCATTTGGTGAAAATTTCACTGGTTTCTTTAAACAAGTTGGTCACGACCTTTGGAACGATGCCAACGCTGGATTTGACCTTATCCCTCACATCTACCGCTACACCATTGAATACGCACACAAGTACGGTTGGGGCGCAGCTCTTGGCCACCTAACTGGTTCAATTATTCCTGCGCTTATCCCATTTGCTGGTGAAGCTATAACGGGAGCTCGTTTTGCTGGCTTGGCAGCGGAAACCGCAGACGTTGGCGCTACAACCGCTGACGCTGGCGCTACGGCCACGGAAGGTGCTTCTGCTGAAGAAACAGCTGCTAGCGCAGCCAAAGGGGCGGAAACCGGCCCATCCATTACAACCGGTGCTTCTGCTGAAGATTTGATTAAGTCTGGTGAAGAAATTCAAGCTTCACGTTTGGCCCCTCTTAAAGAGGGTCTGCCAGAAGACATGCAGCGCGTCATAGAATCAATGCAAAAAACGCTTCGATTTGCTGGCAAGGTAGCAAGTCCAATTATCAAACCACTCAGAATTATGCAACGTGGTTTGATGAGCCCTACGTCTGTTGGCGCTCAAATGGCTACCGGACTCAGCGCAACGGGAACTCAAGCCGACAGGGCACTTTGGGAAAAAGCTTCCAATGGCGCCACTTGGGTTGACCCCATGATGGGCCGGCATGCAACTCTTGGTCAATCAATCTTTGGTTTGATTACCGGTCTTGGTGGTGGAGAGCCTGGCCAAGAGTGGCAAGGGCCTCAGTGGCTGCATGACCTTACTTCACCACTTCAAGGTTTGATATCAGGTGCTATCGATTTTGACACTCAGTTGGTTGCACCTGACCCGTTTGGTGCGGTTGGCGACGTGTGGAAGATGGCACACAGCGCAGAAGGCGCACCTGGTTTTATGAACCGCATCTTTAAGGGTCGCGGCATTGAGACTGACGAAAAAGTCCAAGACCTTTTTAACCGGTCAAAAGCATTCCGTAAAACTTGCGCACGCATTGCCAAGATGAATATCAAGCAAATTGGTGAAACGCTAAAAATTAGTGGTACTACTATCTCCCCGTTGTTGGCCAAGCAACTTGCTGAAGCAAAGACGGCAGACGACGTGTTAGCTGTTTTCCGCAACGCAGCTGGTAGCAACGACCTTATGAGTGCTACCGCACCAAGCCTTGGTTTTTACACCCGTTTCAAAATGAATTACCGAGAGGTTGTTGACAAGTTCAACAAGCTTGATGAAATGGCACAAAAAGAAGGTCGCATTCCTCTGACCGAAAGGCAGCACCACCGCATCCAAATGCGCCATGCGCTTTTGCACATGAATGCTGGCCGTCCATTTTGGCTTGACTCAAAGGCGCTCAAAGGTGCAGTACGTACTTTTGAAGTAAACGGGGATGACCCCAATGCAATCAAGGCTATCATTCGCATTTTCCGTCAGGCCGGCCACAACGAGCAAGAGCTCAACAACATCTACCACGACCTAAACGAAGCAGCGCTTAAAGGCGACCCGACTCTTTTTAAAAACGTTGCGCTAAAAGCTTATTTTGACATTATGTCAACGAACTTGCTTGTGCGTTGCGGAGAAATTGAAGACCCGCTCTGGGAGTTGTACATGAACCAGGGTTACATCACCATGCAAGAACAGATGCAAGCAATTTCGCTTGGTGAGGACAATACGTACACTAACTGGAATATCCCAGGCCAACCAAACAAATACGACGTTATGGTCGACCCACGGGAAACTGGCGACTACAGCAACCTGCATACTGCCGGCGAAAACGAAAATCAGCTCAACGCGTTGCGCCTTATGGACCCGCGAGACTTTAAGTCTTTTGTTCGCAAGTTTGCTTCCATTATTGAAGACCCCAACCCAACGCTTGATTTTCTTAATGCTAAAACAAACGTGCAGTCTTTTTACAGTTTGCGTCAAGCATGCGAACAAGCAATTATCCACGCCAGTGATGACATTTACAACGCTAAGCAATTCCAAGAATTTCTTGACACCCATGCCAAGCGAGGCGTAGCTGTTGGCGAAGGTCGCGATGCCAACAAAGACTTTGTCTTTGAAAACGCATCCAAAATGTTTAAAGACCTTCGACAAGAACATGGCGAAGTGCGTGCGTTTAGCTACATGATTAATTATTTGCAGGACACCCGTGACGCTATTGAAACTCGTCTTGAAGAAGCCAGGCATCTTGTAGCCAGCATGGCCCCTGGGGAGCGCAGTTCAGTTCACCGTGCTTTGATTGACGAATTGCAAACGTCAAGCTTTGGTGTCGAAACAATCATTAGCGAAATGGCCATGAAGCTTGGCAGGGTCCCGCAATGGCAAGAGTATTTTGACAAAGTTGTTGGATTCCGTGGAAGCGCAGAAGACATCAGGGCTAGGGGTTACAAGCTTGCTGATGAAAAAGTAGCCGCATTCAACAAAATTTCATACGAAGATTTGGTCCGCCATCGCGAAGCTGTTGCGACTATGACTAAAAAAGAAAAAGCCGAATTGGATTACGAACGTCGTCGGTTCAACAATGCAATGGACAAGTACAGGGACGACCAAAGTAAAGGCATCAAATCAGACAAGCCCAAACTTAAAGTGCCCCTTGCGCTGCAAGAAAAAGGTTACATCTTTGGGATTGTTGACAAAAAAGCAGCAGTGCCGGATTACGACGTTATTGCTCGTACCGCTTCTCGTACCATTGCTGAAGGCGAGCACTACGTCAAAGCACGCAGAGAATTTGAAGCCAAATTCAAGCAAATCTGTGGCATGGTCAAATCGCCCTCCGGATGGCGCACCAGGTCACAAATTGCCATTGACAGCGTTAACGACGTAGTCAACAACGTTTTCTTTAAAACCCTTGCCTTGTCTTCGCAAGCATGGGCGTGGCACGTTGGTATTTCCGAAGCAGTGCTCAACGCTTTTCGAAAAGGCATTGGCATTGACTTTGCCAACCGCTTTGCTGTGTCCTATCGCAAGAGCGTTATGAAATACAGTGCTTTTAACGAAGGGGCTCTTGGCGAAAACTGGATTCGCAACCACGTTGGTGGCATGATGATGGGCATTCGTGCAGAACTTGTACGTTTTCTTATGGGCACCGAGCGTGGTAACCGGTTGCTGGACAACGCCCTTGACCTTGCGTTGATTTTCCCCAACGGCATTCACCCTGCACTTTCTGCAGCCATTGGTGGCACCGACGCGCTTGTTGACATGCACCGTGCTGGCGTTGACTTGGGCCACATGGTGTTGGACAACGCTTACCTTGCCAACAAATTTAAAACCTACACGCATAACGACCCTGCGCTTGCAATGATGTTGCGCCACTACATTGGCCAGTTCATGCACACCGAACAACACAAATTCATTGCAAAGCAAGCAAAAAAATACATTGAAGAAGCACAGACAGAGTTTGCTGAAAAAAGATTTCCAACTAGTGGCCTAAGTGGTCCCGTTGACAAAGAAACCATTCGCACGCAGGAAGAACGTCGTGAAGCTTTGTTCAACGAACTTCGTGAAATTGGCGACAAGCAAAGAGAAATTGCTGAAGACCCTAACCTTACTGATGAAGAAAAACAACGAGAGCATCAACGGCTTGAGGATGCAAAACACAAAATTCTTATTGACGCTGGCAAAGAACAGCGGATAACTGAAAACACTTGGAAGATTGCTCAGTACTATGAAACGGCTCGTAACGAAGCAAGGCGTAATTCACGCACCGGCAATTTCTTTCTTGAGTCCAAGCTTCAAGAACTTACCGACGCTGAGCAACGTGCCATTGAGTTTGAGTCAAACCAGATTTCCGATTACAAATGGCAAGAAATTCGCAGCAAACTTGAAAAAGACATGGTCGATTGGCTGCACGCACAGCCCAAAGCATGGCGTGACCAGTTCAGCGCAAGCCGACGCATCAGTATGGATGCCAAAGAAAAGAACGACCTTATCCCAGACGTGAACCATCACATTACGCCAATTGAAGACTGGGCCCGGCGTTCTGTACGTACAAACATGGCCACCTGGTTGGGCGTTGCTGCTCCCGACAACTTTGAAAAAGCTTGCTACCACCCTTGGATTCTTGACCAAATTATTAACCCAGACAAATTGGCAACCATTAAAGAATTTGCAGATTACCGCAAAGCTGCTGACAAGTGGGGCCAGTTTGTTGGCACCGGGCGTGAAAGCGCCTTCCCCAGCCACATCATGGGACCAGAACTTGCCAACGCTACCGCCATGCGCAAAATGGGTTCCAAGATTCAAGCAGTTGCTGAGTACGGACACAAGAAATTCTTTGGCCCGTTCATTGACTGGATTAGTCGTGACCCCAACTTTTTGTGGGAATACCACTCGGAGATGGAATTGCTTCGTGGCCGCATCATTGGCAACGCCATCAAACAAGAAGAACTTAGTAACCACATTGCCATGAGCGTTGAAGAGTTGATGTCCAAAATGAGCGAGCATCAGCGTGAAACGTACGACAGGGCCAAAGAGTTCTTCTTAGCGCACCCTGACCACGCTGTGCGTATGTACGTGCCGCCAACGGAGCACGAAACCAGCATCATGCATCCGTTTGACTATGCGCAATATTTGCACATGAAACGGTACCCGTTTGCTACGGCAAAGTCTGAAATCCCACCGTTGCTTGACGAAGAGTTTAAGAATCCAGAAAACTGGACGCATGCCGTCATGGAGGATTCTGCACGCATAAACGGGAAGTGGGACTTCCGTAGCATTTTCCCGCATATGCATGAAGAGGACGTTGCAGCAGCCAACGAATACGGGCAGCGTTACTTTGAACATGCAAACTCTTACGACGCTTCGTTTGCAGAGCAGCATGATTTCTTGGCAAGCCAACCAGCTGCTCTTCAAGATTTCCATTACGAGCACGGACGGTTTAACCCTATGACCGTGCCCGAGGGCATGGGAGATACGCACGTACGTGGAGTTATCGATGACGTACGCAATGCTGTAGCTGGCAACCATGCGCTTCTTTACGCTGTTGACCGTCGTGGGCATGTAACTGCCACGATTGCTTTTGCCTACAGCGACGGCACCAAGATTGACAAAAACTTCTTTAGCAAAGAAATGCCGTACGCAGACTTTAAAGCAAAAGTTGACCAAGCAATGGAGCAAAACCCATCATGGGTCATTGACTTGGTTATGGGGCGTTTGAGAAATGTGCCTGCATTGCGAGAAGATGCAATGCAGGATTATTTGGACAGGGGCGCTAGAGACTACCCTACAAATTCTAATTACATTTACAACCCACAAAAAGGACACACCTTAGAGGAATTTTTGGACGTCGTTAGAAGAGACATTATGGACTCTGAAAAAACTGGCGTTACTCCTTTAATTGGTGGACAAAACTTTAACGAAGCTAGTGATGCATTTAGAACAGTCCAAAACTTTTTTGGTGCTCTTGATAAAGCTTTGCTTGAAGACGTAAAATTTTTTATGCCCGATGCATTGGCTGGCGCAGAAAGAATACGTCTTGGTGCGTATTACCATAAAACAAGTGCTGTAAGCTTGTATCGTTTCATTGGTTTTCGTGGAACTTTGGAACCAACAATTTTTCACGAAATTTGGCACAGTATGTCCAACCACATGTCCGATGGTGCTTTAAAGGCACTAAATCACGAATTGGAACTTGCACGTCAAGAATTTCTTAACCAATATGAACACCTTGGCATTGGTCAACTGCTTAAAGCCGATGATTACAATTGGCAAGATTTTTACTTTAGGCAAGACGAAGTACAAGATGCATATTTGTCTACTTCTCACGGCTACACATCAATGATGGCTGACCCGGATGCTGCGCTTGATGAAATGATGAAGCATTGGGCATCAATAACAAATCCAGATTTCCCCAATGAAAAAGATTGGGTGCAATTTGTTGGCGATCAGCGTGGTAGCGGAATAATTGAAGGTACCCATATTCAACACCGTCGTCCGCATTATCGACTTGTAAACCTTGATGAATTTATTGCTGAACAAATGACTGACCGCACACTTGCGGCTTTTATTAAAGAAGGTTTGTTGCCAGCAACGTATGCGCAAGGCATGCAGGACCCAATTATTAAAGAAGTCTTTAACGACCTTGGCCGTACGTTGATGACAAAAAGTTTTACTCGCAACGAGCTGGCCCAGCACATTCGTGCTTCGTTGAAACTTGACGCAGCACGCAAACAATACGGTCGTGACATTACTCACGAAGAAATTGATGCTGTCATCAAAAAATACTTTGCTCTTGATGCTAACGCAGGCCCCGGTTTTGGGGGACAAATGGACAAAAAAGCTTCCAAATCTGGTGCAGAAGTTTTTGTTTCAGGAACGGAACGATATCGCTACCGTGCAAACAGCGGCAACGCCCTAAGCGACCTTGCTACTTCTGAACGGTTTATGTCTACCAAGATGCATTCTTCTTGGGAGCCAACACCTTCGCCTGCGGAATATCACATGCCAGATGAAATGGTAGAAGAATTCCAAAAGCGTTACAACGCTGCAACTACTGCCGAAGAGCGAAGAGAAGTTATTGCAGACAAACGCGAGGCCGAAAAGAAAGGTCTTCAAGAGGCCAAGACGATGGTTGTTAAACAAAACCGTCGTAGCGCAATTGCATTTGGTACTGAAAACGTTCCACGCGGTGTTGATGAAGAAGGCCGTCCATTAAAAGACGTTGACGTTCGTAGTTGGGTTGACAACGAAGTGGCTGGCATGAAGACTCAAGTTGGTCAAGAGTTCATGCGTTATTTCAACGACATGGTTGCAAAGCGTGCAATTCAAACTGCCAAAGTTGCATATGGCGAAGGCCCACTAAGCGAAATCTTTTCTGATTTCTGGCGGAAAAACTATTCAACTGGTTCAGTTGACAACAACCCACTTGAACAAAGTCTTCGTAAAGACCCAGGTGTGTACGGAATTGTTACCAAGCCAGGTCAAAGCAACAAGAAAGCTTGGGACCGTACAGTTTGGGTTGGCAGGCCCAAGGGTTCTGTGCCTGACGGTGTCATTGGAGCGCGAGGTGAACTTGTGTTGCCATTTAAGTTTTCAAAAAACTATGCAGACATGGTTCCTTCACCAGAAATGTTTGATGAACTGGAAAAAGAAACGGAAAAAATTAAGCACAATTTCAAACATTGGTTGTTGAACTCTAATGAAAGTAACGCAGAAAAAATGCGAGCACTATTGCCACAAATCAAAGGCAAAAACATTGCTATGAGCGACCATGACCTTCATGCGCAATTTACGTCTTCTCAACGCATTCAGGCTGAAGTGTTGATGGAAGTTGCTAATGCGCTTGAAGAAGCTGCGCCTGTTGGTTCTACAACTCGTGCAGCAATTGCTTCCAAATGGCAGTTGCCAACACCTGTTCGAAAATCCGCCAGAGAGCGTCTATGGAACGTTTTAACATCTCCTACGTCAAACGACGAAGATGTGTTTGCTGCGCCTGCCGACAGGATGTTACAGCAACGGCGTAGACTGCATATGAGTGGTTCTAACGGATTCTCACAAGGCTTCCCGTTTGCCCACACGCATGCACACATGCCTGACGTGCGAGTGCTTAGCACTAACTCACGTGCACTTACGCCTGGTGCTGTTGATGCGTTGAACTACGAGTTAGCTCGTCGTGCGCAAATCCAAGGTGTCAACGTTGAGTCAACGGAAAACCTGCCAAACACCACTGGTTACTACAGAACTGTTGGTACCAACGGTACCGATTACTCAGTCCGTTCAACGGTTGGTACGCAAGCAGAACGTCAGTACGACAACCATGCAACGTGGTTTAAGCACACGCTGACGCACGATTTTAGCGTGGACCCACGTAACCCATCGGCTTCTGTGTACGCTGCTGCGCTGCGCTACAACAAAGAACGTTCGCACGCTATGAGCGAGTTTGGTGACTTGACTGGCGAGCAGGCACGGTTGATTGCAACTATTCGTGCCGCTGAACGCATGTTGGGTTTTGTCCACAACCCCCTTGAAAAAATGGCACTTGAAAACAGCCTGCGTGTTGCAGCACCGTTCTACTTTGCGCAAAACCAGTCATGGCGTCGTGCCATGCGTGTATTTGCAACTGACCCTGGCGCATTTGAGCGTTACCTTAAAGCCAACTTGAAGATGGCTAACTTTGCAAGCGAGCATGACAACAACGGTATTTCTATGGTTGCAATGCCTGGAAGTCAGTTGATGATGATGGGCTTGCTGAAGTTGATGCACGGCAACAACCTGCCGTTTGAAATGACTGGTGACCTTTCCAGCATGCGCACAATGCTGCTTGGTGGCTTTGGTAGTCAAGACAACGGTTCGTTGTTTAGGGACTTGTTGCCGCAGTTGGGCCCAGTCGCCACCGTGCCAACCAAAGTTGCTGCTGGTGGAATGGTTGCGCTTGAGGATTGGATGAAACTTCCAAAGTCTTGGGCTAAGAGGACCATTGGTGTTGAAAACCAAATCCTTGGTCCGTTCTCTGCCAACAAACCTTTCTGGGTTGATTTGTTGCCAAGCACCCTGGTGCGTAACGTGCTGGAAGGGTTCTTGTCGTACACCAACATCCATAGCGCCGGCACAACGCTTGGTAGCTCGTACGTGTCTACACGTAATCAAGTTATGGCTGAGCTTGCTCAAAGCATGTTTGATGAGATTTCCCAAAGATTGCTTAACCAGGGTGGAAGCGGTCAAAGTGCTGAATACTGGCGTTTGTTAAAATCTGACCCTAACACTGCGCCACGGTTCTTTTCTGAAGTAATGACGCAGTTTGCAACCAAGTTTACTGACGTTCACGAAATGCAAGTGTTGATGGACCGAGCCAACAACATGACGGCAGCCATGTGGGTTATTAAAACCCTTGGTTCGTTTACGTCACCGCTTTCAATATCACTTGAAAAAACGACCTACAAATTTACTGAAATTATGATGAAATACGTCAACAAATACGGTGCAACTGAAGGTTATGCAAAATACGCAAAGGACTACCCGTACCACACGTTGGACACGGTGTTTATGAGTACTAGCCCTTCTGGCGATTCATATCCAGAAACAAAACCTGCATATGATTTCATCAATCAACACCAAGATTTTACTAACAAGTACAAAAGCATTGCGGCGTATTTGATTGACCGGCCAAAAGATGCGCCGTTGTACCATCCTGCGTATTCAATGGAACAGCAGATGGGCCTTCGTGCTCGTGCGCAACTTGAAAGCATGAGCAACTGGAACAACCTTGGTATTTACGAAACGCTTGCTATTGATGCCGGGAATTCTTGGTACTACAACGACTTGTTGTGGAAAGTGCAAGTTGCACAAGGCGTTAATCCAATGAACCCAAGTGATCCCAACGTGGACCAAGCAACCATTTACAAACTTGAACAAGCCACTGGCGTACAATGGAACTGTGCTCCAAAAAGCAATGCACAAGCAACTAATGCATTGAACAATTGGGAAAAAGACCAAATCAGTCAGTACTCACGGTTTCGCAACGGCATTTGGGGCAAGTATCACGCATACAACCAACAGCAAGAAAATGCTGTCAACCAATTGACTGCGTTCCACAAATTGTATGCTGACAAAAACTACGTCAGCATTTACGAGACCATGAACGAACAACAGCAAATGATTTTGAACAACGTCAAAACTTTGATTAACTCATACAACTACATTGTTCAAACCCACAAACAGATGCAACAAGCAGGGCAGGGTACAAGTCAGCTCGATACTGATTGGTACAATTATTGTATTAATACTGCACTGGAAACGCCATCGTTGGCTCCAGTAATCAATTCCTTGTTTAAGCATCTTCCTATGAGCGGAGTGAACAATGACACCCCAGTTGCCTGAAACTGAACACGTCGAAAATCCAAGCGGCGGTCCTGTGACCGGTGCTGAAACCATGCCGCAAGGTGGTGAAGAAAAACCAGCAGTTACTGCTGGCGCTGAGCAACGTGTTCATTACAACGATGTATTAAAACAAATTGCGCAATATCACGTGCCGTATGACCATTCGCACCTTGCAGAGATGGTTGACGAAAATTGGACCATTGACAAAGCTAGTGCCGACGCTTTTGAAGACCATTACAAAAATATGGCGTTGGGGTTGTATCCAACGTTTGCTCCGCAAATTAAAGCAGGCATTAAACCCAACGCGTTGTTTGACCCGTACCGTCAAGTAGCAAAGCAAGTGCTACATGACCCAAACATTGAACCAGATTGGCTTGGTCAAGCGCATTGGAGCGCCGCCCTTGATGGCAACATTGACCCCAAAACTCAAATGAAAACTCCAATGAGTTTGGGGCAGTGGAAAGAATATGTAATGACTGAACCAAAGTTTGGTTACGCAGCCACGGACGAAGGCCGTGCAAAAATTGAGAAAGCCACGCAAGCGTGGCGTGAGATTGTAGGTAAGGCATAGTTATGGCTACACCCCCAGCGTTGCAACCGTCAGTTGATGCAGCAATTAAATACATGCAGAATCCTTCTGCGCAAACTTCTCCAGCAGTAAAACGTTTTGCAATTTTGTTGCAGCAGCAAGTTGTTTCAGCAATTAGTCAAGGTAAAGACCCTGCTTTGCTTACACAAATTAAAGGCGAATTGGCAGCGCCTGCTGTTGCTCTTTTCTGGGACAAAATTGCACAAAAAGGTTTAAAGGTCCAACTGCTTTCTAATAATTTTGTTCCTGACCAATCAGTTCCTGAATCAAAAACAGGAATTTTTTGGCCAAGTTATGCCAGCTGGATGGGGCCAACCAATGAATTAACAAACGGTTCAGAAATTTTGAAACAAGTCGCAAGTCTTAAAACTGGTGGAGATTTTTTTAGTCAAATCAAACCAATTTATAATTCAGCAGCTAATGATTTTTTAGCTTGGTATAACCAAGGAAACAATTCGCAAACTTACAGCAGCAACCAAACTTTAATTGTTGCCGCAACAAACGTTTTGAATCAAGGTGTTACTGGCGGTACAGAAGCCACTGGCCAAGCTGGTAGTGGACTTCTTGGCATTAATGGAATTACTGGAATTGGTGGTGGTATAGGTAATTACAAAGCATCGACTTCATATGCTTGGAATCTTGGCGTTCCTGCAAGCGTTGCGTTAATTACTATTGGTGGCAAAACTTACAACCTTAACGCAATTACTCTTGCTGACAATATTAATGCTAACGAATTAATTAAAGGCATCTACCTCGCTGCAGGTTCTGGTGGCAACAGCGCTTTGAAATATTTGCAAAGCACGTATCCAAGTTTAGTGCCCAAAGTTTCTGCAAACGCAAGCGACACTACCAAACAAAATGATTTGTATAAATCTATGCACAATTTGTTGGACACCTATATTACTACTCAATATAATTCTAGCCAAAACTACCAAGTTATTGGTAGCGGTTCAAACGCAATTATTACCATGACGCCAATGGCTGGCGGTAGAAACAATGGGCATGGTTCAATTCCAGGTACTATTGATTTTGCTACAACT